CAGCAAGAGGTATGAATAAAGGTGGTCAAGCTCTTAAAAAAGTACCTGAAGGTAATAAAGGACTTCCTAAACTCCCTAAAGCCGTAAGAAATAAAATGGGCTACATGAATACTGGTGGTATAGTTAAAAAAGCTAAACACCGAGGATGTGGCAAAGTAAACCCGAGTAGAAGAAAAGTAACAAAGTATTCGTAAGTGTCATATCTGATCAGTAATATTCCTCACTTTAAATGCTGGGTGAGAAAGGAATTTACTGCCAATCATCAAGATTACCACGAAGAGTATCTCCACGCCCTGGCCATAGCTGTCAACACCATACCCGATAGGTCGTTAAGTTTTCAGGTCGTGTTCACAGGCTGTACAGAAGAAGAGAATGTACACGGCGGTGCTATGTGGGCACGCATGCCTATACAAGGTTTAATAGCAGACATACCTCTAGAAGAGTGGGGCGAACCTATGGAAGATCACTTAGCTCAACCGTGGGACTGTGAATCTAGGCACCATTCAGTTATAATTCTAGACAGGGTAAGCTCCTCGCCTTGGTTAGCTAAAATAGATGGCGACTTTTATACAGCTAAGTATATGTTTACTGTAGACTACACAGACCACTCTATAGCTGACGACCCTGCTCAACATAAACAGTCTCATGTACTGTACATAACAGAGGATTGTAAATGGAAAGGTAACATAGTAGCATTACCTAACAACAGGGTTAGAGCAACAAGTCCAGCTCTGTGGGTTACTGGTGAAGGCGCACCTGATTTCGCGCCATCCCAGCATCTACACTCTGCAGAGGGACATGAAAGTTATCTCGATCCTGCTATAACTTTTAATAATTTGTACGAAGATTAAATGCGTCGTAAATTTCCAGAAGTTAATAAAACTAAAAAAGGCGTTCCTAGAGCTTACGTCGCCGGAGCTAAGAACCCTAGCGCGAGAGAAAGAGAGATACTACGAACTAGAAAAAAATATCTTTCTGGTAAAATGACTAAAGCGGATTACGAAGCTGTAGAAAAGTCACGAGCTAAAGACGCTAAGAAAAAACCGAAAAAGAGGAAGAAGTAATGGGCAGTCCAGCATGTGTTAAGAAATACGCTAAAAGCAGCGGTAAATCAGAAAGCACTCTTAATAAAGTGTATAAGCGTGGTCAGGGTGCATTTTTTAGTTCAGGCTCTAGACCTGGACAAAGTTCGCACAGCTGGGCGTGTGGCAGAGTCAGAAGTTTTGCTACAGGTAAAGGTGGAGCAAGAAAAGCCGATGCTGATCTTTTAAAAGGCGGTAAGAAAAAGAAAAACATGCAGCTTGGTGGAGCTGTTTCTAGAGGTAACGGCATCGTCATGAAGAACCGTTTGAAGAAAACAAGGATGATGTGATGCCTGAGTACAGAGGTAAAAAAGTCACACTCAACAAACCTAGAAGAATATCAAAGGGTGCTCCTGGTTACGGTAAAAAGACTCGTGAAGTTTTTGTTAAAGACCCTAAGACAGGAAACATTAAGCGAGTTACATTTGGTGATCCTAACTTAGGAGCACACCCTGGAAATAAAAAACGTAAAAAAGCATACTGTGCGCGTAGTAGCGGCATGGGTAGCGATCGTACGAAAGCTAACTACTGGTCTCGTAGACAGTGGAAGTGCTGAGTGGATCCACTTTATATACTAGACAAGTTTTTAAGAGAAGTCCGTGCACGTCAAGAGGACTTGACAGAGATACTTAAAACTGGTGGAGTTCAGAACTGGGAACAATACCAGCGTGTCTTAGGAGAACTTTCAGGTCTAAGTTCTGCTGAATCTATAATAATAGACCTGCAAAATAAAACGGAGCAAGAAGATGTCAGTTAAAAAAATACCTGATCATGTAGAGATGGACAGAGTTCCAGAACCGCAAGAAAGGTTCACGCCTGAGAATGTAATGAGTGAGGTAGAAAAACTCCCCACGCCCACAGGATACAGGATGTTAGTTTTACCCTTCAGTCAAAAAGCTGTTACAAAGGGCGGGATACATTTATCTGACTCGTATTTAGAAAAAGAAAGACTAGCTACTAATGTTGGTTTTATTATATCCTTGGGGGATGACGCCTACAAAGATGAGGTTAAGTTTCCTAATGGACCGTGGTGTGCAGAGGGAGACTGGATTATTTTCGGTAGGTACGCAGGAGCTAGAATCAAAATTGATGGTGGTGACCTGCGCTTGTTAAACGATGATGAAGTGTTAGCGGTAATCGGTGAACCCGAAGACGTATCACAGTAATCTCGCAGTAAGGAGCAAACATGGCAGAACCCATGCAAGATGAAGAACTAGAAGAGTCCGTAGAGGTTGAACTGGAGCAGGAACCTGAAGAAGTTCCTGTTGAATCAGAACCCACCTCAGAACCAGAACAACCACAAGAGCAACCTTCTCAAGAAGAGGAGATAGCAGAGTACAGTGAGTCGGTTCAAAAAAGAATAAATAAGCTCACGTTTAAAATACGAGAAGCTGAAAGAAGAGAACAGGCTGCTATAGAGTATGCTCAAAATGTTCAGTCGCAGCTAAACACTGCGCAGAACTCACTGTCTCAAAAAGATCAAAACTTATACGATGAATATTCTGCAAGAGTTCAAAGTCAACTCTCGGCAGCTGAAGACCGTTATAGAAAAGCACATGATCTCGGAGAGACCGACGACATGCTAGCTGCACAAAAAGATGTAGCTACTTTAGCTGTAGAGCTTGAGAGTTTAAACAGAGTTAAACCTGAAGCTCAAGTTCAAGAACAGCCGGTAGTTCAACAACCTGTGTTACAACAGCCTGTACAGCAACAACAACCACCACCAGCAGACGCAAGAGCTCAAGAGTGGGCTGCGAAAAATGAGTGGTTCGGTAAAGATCTGGCTATGACGACGAGTGCTTTTGCGTTTCATAGACAATTAGTTGAGCATGAAGGGTTTGATCCTAAATCAGATGCTTATTATAAAGAGGTTGATAAAAGATTGGCTGAGGCTTTCCCACATAAGTTTGAAAGCTCACCAGTAACAAACGTCCAGGAGAATGTCGCTAACTCTAGCCGAGGAGCTAGAGGTAGAACTTCTAAGGGACGCAGTATCAAGTTGAAACCTAGTGAAGTTGCGATAGCGAAAAAGCTCGGTGTTCCACTTGAAGAATACGCTAAGTACGTTAAAAGATAGGAGATAAAAATGGTAGATAAAGTTACCAAATCAGACCGCACTCCACGGTCTGCTGACAGTCGAGTTAAAACAACTCGCCCAAAACCATGGCGCCCACCGTCTATGTTAGACGCTCCGGAGCCACCTCCAGGTTTTGTCCACAGATGGTTACGAGAATCTATGGTCGGTCAGGATGATAAGGCGAATATGTCAAAACGTATTCGTGAAGGGTGGGAACCTGTGAGAGCAGAAGAATACCCTGACTTTGAAGCCCCGACAGTAGAAGACGGTAGGCACGCTGGGGTCATTGGTGTAGGTGGACTCATCCTCGCTAGGATGCCGATTGAAACTGTTGAAGAAAGAAGAGCTTACTACCATGATATGGCTCAACAACAGATGGAAGCGGTAGACAACAATCTTATGCGAGAAAGTGACAGGAGAATGCCTCTCAATAATCCTTTTGTTGACAGAAGTTCTCGAGTCACGTTTGGCAAAGGAAGCGATTCGTAAGAATCGTTAATATTAATATTGGCTTTAAGGAATGAAGTATGGCTAATGTAAATGACCCTAATGGGTTTACACCAGCATATCATAATTCTGGCGGTACTATTCGCCCCTCTGAGTTTCCTATCCAAAGTGGTGCTACTGGCGATATCTTTTCAGGTGACGTCGTTAAGCTGACAAGCGGATATGTTCTTCAAGGGGGAGCGACTGATGCTCCGTTAGGTGTGTTTGGTGGTTGTGAATATCAGGACACTACAGGTGAAGTTATTTTCACCCGTAGGTTTGTCTCTGGAACCACAACTCTGGGCTCTGCAAATATCAAAGCGTATGTGTATACAGACCCTAACATTGTGTATGAGGCGCAGTTCACTGGAACTCCTTCTCAGACTGATGTTGGTAAAGTGCACACAATCTCTACGACTGCAGGGGATACTAATAACAACCGTTCTAAAGAAGGTGTTACTACAACTACCGCAAGCGGCATAGCAAAATTAGTTGCATACGTTGGTCGACCCAACAATACAGCTAACGCGCAATACGCTAGAGGTTATTTTGTATTCCCAGCTTCTACGTTCGGTAACGATTAAGGGGACTAAAAAGTGGCTATAAATAGAGCTCAACTTGTAAAAGAACTCGAGCCAGGACTGAATGCACTTTTCGGTCTCGAGTATAATCGTTACGAGAACGAGCACGCTGAAATTTTCGATACGGAAACTTCAGATCGTGCTTTTGAAGAAGAGGTGATGTTGTCAGGTTTTGCGCAAGCTCCCACTAAAGGAGAAGGTGCAGCAGTAACTTATGACACAGCACAAGAGACCTTCACTTCTCGTTACACCCATGAAACTGTTGCTCTGGCTTTCTCACTAACGGAAGAAGCTATCGAAGATAATCTCTACGATACACTTTCTTCTCGTTACACGAGAGCACTAGCACGTTCTATGGCGAGTACGAAGCAGGTAAAAGCTGCTAACGTGTTAAATAACGGCTTCTCAACCTCCTTCCCAGGAGGTGACGGTAAGCCTCTCATGACTACTGACCACCCCACGCTAACTGCGGGTGATCAGAGGAATGAGCCTAGCACCGCTGCAGACTTAAACGAAACTTCGTTAGAGAATGCTTTGATAGATATTTCTGCGTTTCAAGACGAAAGAGGAATCAAAGTAAATGTGCAAGCTAGAAAACTGATTATTCCACCACAGCTACAGTTTGTAGCGGACAGGATATTAAACTCTCCTGGTCGAGTGGCTACGTCAGATAACGACATCAATGCCATGAGAAACATGGGCATGTTGCCGGAAGGCTATGTCGTGAACCACTACCTAACGGACACAGATGCGTTCTTTATTAAGACTGACGCACCTAATGGTCTCAAGCATTTTGAGAGATCAGCAATGTCCACAGGTATGGAAGGGGACTTTGAAACTGGTAACGTTCGGTACAAGGCGAGAGAAAGATACTCTTTCGGCTTCAGTGATTGGCGTGCCATTTTTGGTTCTCCTGGTGCATAAAAACGATTTAACATAATCGTTAGAAAGGGATCTTAGGATCCCTTTCTTTTTGCATATCGCTACTATAGAATAATTTTCTAGGCTAACAACTTGCTTTATAGACTGACCTAGCAGACAATGCCAAGACTATAGAGCTTTCCTAAGGAGGAAAAATGGCAAACTCAACATTCAGCGGTCCAGTCCGCTCCAAAAATGGTTTTGAAACAATATCAGAAAACACAACCACTGGTGCTATCACTGTAATCAGTGGAGATAAGTGGGCTGTAGAAGCTACAGGGAGTGCTGGTATTGAAGGCACTGCAGCAGTTTACGTTACGCAAGTAAACAGACTAAAGAGCGATACAGACACCAATGTAAATATTGTCAAATCAACCATCATGATCGATCTAACTGGATTGAAAGACGGCGGTACTGCTGGTGATATTATCGGTAAAGATGGTTCTGGCGTTGCGTTTATCGGTCAAGTAACCACAGCTAACCAAGGCACAGTCTTTGGAGTAACGATGACTTGTCTAGAAACCCCTGCTGGTGGAAGCACAGACATCGACTTGTACTCTGCCACAGAGGGTACAGGCGTAAACGATACGGCTATCACAGCACTAACAGAAACTCAAATCATCAACGCTGGTGCGGCTTCTGCTGGCACGATGGTTGCTGGTGGAGATATAGCTGCTGATCAGTATCTGTACTTAGTTAGTCAGGGAACTGGTGATGCTGCTTATACGGCAGGTCGTTTTCTAATTGAGGTTCTAGGCTACGACGTAGCGTCTTAAAGGAGTAATGTATGGCTGATGCAGTCACATCTACAGAAATCCTAGACGGAGATAAAGATCTTATAGTGCAGCTCACAAACGTGAGCGATGGTACTGGGGAATCCGCTGTCACTAAAATAGACGTAAGCGCACTTGCCGCAAGAGCATCCGATGGAGCAGCTTGCACTGGTGTTAAATTAGCTAAAGTCTATTACAGTATTATGGATTTTTCCTCTGTCTTGTTAGAGTGGGACGCTACTAGCAACACATTGTGTATAGAGTTGAACCCAAACGCTGATGGTATCTTAGACTTTAGTGACTTCGGTGGTCTTCAAAATACTTCTGGTAGTGGTAAGACAGGAGATATAGCTTTGACCACTGTGGGGGCTAGTAACGGAGACACATACTTAATAGTCTTACACTGCACTAAGACATATGCCTGATGGCGACTTCTGGCACTAAAACTTTCCAGCTCACTATCGCCGACACTATTGAAGAGGCGTATGAGCTGGCCGGTTTAGAACTTAGAACTGGTTACGATGCAGAGACTGCAAGAAGGTCTTTGAACATAATGTTTGCAGACTGGGCTAACCGTGGTGTCAACTTATGGACTATTGAGCAGGTTACAACTAATTTATCTGCTGGCACTAATAGTTATACATTAAATGCATACGATGTAGACATAGTTTCTGCTATTATCCGTCAGATAGATTCTTCTTCTAACACTACGGATCTACAACTAACTCGCATCGGTAGGTCGGAGTATCTGAATATACCTGATAAGTCTGCTACTGGTAGACCTAACCAGTATTTTTTAGATAGACAAACCACACCTGTTCTTAACATCTGGCCAACGCCAGACTCTGTGAACACATATCGTTTTGTAGCCAACACTATACAGCGTATTGATGATGTAACAGCTTCGGCTCAAGACCCAGAAGTACCTTCTAGGTTTATGCCGTGTATGGCTAGTGGGTTAGCGTATTATATAGCTTTGAAAAGAAACCCAGATAAAGCTGGAATTTTAAAAGCACAGTACGAACAGGATTTTAAATTAGCTGCCGATGAGGATAGAAACCGTGCCTCTCTGCACTTAGTTCCAAGAAGGACTTATCTTTAGTGGCATATGCTGTAGGTAAATATTCTAGAGCTCAGTGTGACCGTTGTGGTTTTGTTTATAAATACTTAGACTTAAAAATGCAGTGGAACGGACTCAAAGTTTGTTATGAGTGTTATGAAACTAAACACCCGCAACTTGAGCCACAGAATGTTAGACCAGACCCTGAAGCACTTTACCAACCCAGACCGACAGAGTTACCTCCCACCACTGGATACGGTATAGTTAGGTCTGAAAATACAAAAGATTCAAACGGTGTTACTGGGCTTTCTATGAATGTAACACATAATGACACGATTGGTTCTAGTTTTTTCATGGACCAACTTACAGGAAGTGTAGGCACAGTTACTGTTACTACCGGATAATTAAATGACCTATACATTATCCAGTTTAAAATCTTCTTTACAAGACTATGCAGAGTCTACTGAGACAACTTTTGTTTCTCACTTAGATGATTTCATTAAAACATCAGAAGAGAGAATATTAAAAGCTGTTCAGTTAGATGATTTTATTAAAAATGTAAAAGGAACAGCGACATCAGGATCCTCTTTTTTAGGGACACCCACTGACTATCTTTCTTCTTTTAGTCTAGCTGTCATAGATTCTAGTTCTAATTACAACTATCTATTACTAAAACACCCAAGTTTTATTCGGGACTTTACACCCGCAGAAGCCACCACAGGCTTACCTAAATATTATTCTGAGTTTGATAGTAACACTTTTCAGTTAGCACCGGCACCGAACGCTAACTTGGTATTTGAGTTACATTATTTTTACAGACCATCATCTCTTACTTCGGCAGGTGACTCAGGAACAACATGGTTATCTACAAACGCACCAAACGCTTTACTGTATGGAGCACTCGTAGAAGCGATGATGTATTTAAAAAGTTATGAGACAACACCAATCTATGAGCAAAGGTTTCAAGAAGCATTAGCTTTGATGAAGAACCTCGGGGAGGGCAAATCTACTCGAGATCAATATAGATATGACCAAGTAAGGAGAACTCCTCAAGCATGAAACAATCTAATCTCGACGGTGCGAATATCGCTATCGTCGCTATGGGTGAGAGTCAGTTAGATTATCATTTATCAGTATCTCACGGACATGAGTTTGATGAAGTCTGGGCTATAAATGCCATGGCCGGTATCGCTAGACAGGTTGATAAAACTTTTATGTTAGATCCGGCTAGTCGGTTTTTAGACACAGACGATGCGGGATCACAGACACACCTGATGAAAAAAGTTTTAAAAGAACACCCAGGACCAATATACACCTGTGAGTTAGATGATAGGTGCGATAACCTAGTTGAGTTTCCTTTGTTAGATGTTGTAAAAGAGACAGGAAGTTCTTATCTAAATAACACAGTGGCTTTTGCTGTAGCGTTCGCCATGTATAACCGTGTAGGCAGAATCAATATGTTTGGTGTTGATTTTACTTACAAAGGTAATCTTCACTTTGCAGAAGCAGGTAGAGCTTGTGTAGAGTTCTGGCTTTCTAAATGTATTTCTGCAGGCATAGTAGTGAGTGTCGCTCCTAGGTCTGGTTTATTAGATACAGATTTACCCATACAGGAAAAAATATACGGCTATCACAGACTCGACAACCCTCCTGTGATACTGTTTGATCCAGATACTGGAGACTTTTATAAAACGGGGCATAAAGAGTACGTTCGTTCTGTAGAGGAAGAAAACAGAAAGAACGCTAAAGTCATACCTATACTAGATACACCACCCGAAGCGAAAAGATACTAATGATAGAGATAGACACAGTCAGTAGTGTCGGTAGTGTATTAGTAAGTACTCAAAACTTTAGAGGGCATCCCCCCGAATATTGGGCTGAGCGAGCTACAGAAAGAATATGCGGTATCTCAGAATTTGCGGAAGGGCATGTTAGGCAACAGGCAGAAGAGTATCGACTAGCTATTTACAACACAATATTGTACTATATTCAAGAAAGCATCAATAGTGAAAAGTGCACGATGCGGAACAAACTGTCTCAACAAGGACACGAAGATTTAGCTAAAATTTTATCGGAGCTATAGTAATGGCGATTACATCCACATTAACAACCAGTTTTAAAAAAGAACTTCTAGAGGCGGTACATAATTTTAAAAACTCCGGAGGAGACACTTTTAAACTAGCTTTGTACACCAGTTCAGCTACGATGGGAGCAGCCACCACAGCGTTCACCACGACTAACCAAGCGAGCGGTACAAACTACACTTCGGGAGGTAATAACCTCACTAGAGTAGACCCTACTAGCGGTGGAACTACTGGTTTTACTGACTTTTCTGATTTGACCTTTGGCACAGCTACAGTCACAGCTAGAGGTTGCATGATTTATAACAGTACAGATTCTAATAAATCTGTAGCTACTATAGACTTTGGTGGAGATAAAACCTCCACAGCGGGAGACTTTACCATAGTCTTCCCAGCAGCTGCAGCTAGTACAGCTATTATTAGAATAGCTTAAATAAGAAATGTCTACGGGTTGGGGTCGCGGAACTTGGGGTTCCGGAGGTTGGTCCTCTGACGCTGTTTCCGTTACCCTCACTGGTGTTTCTGCTACTGGTGCAGTAGGTTCTCCCACTCCAGATGCAGAAGCTAATGTAACTCTCTCAGGTTTATCTAGTACAGGCTCAGTCGGGTCTGTTACGATAGTCGCTAAAGCTAGTGTAACTCTTTCAGGTCAAGCCGGTACAGGTGCGGTAGGTTCTCCCACCCCTACAGGAAAGGCTAATGTAACACCAAGCACTTTAGTAGGAACCACAGGAGCACCAGTAGCTGGTGTAAATGCGCAAGCTATAGCATCTATCGCTGGTGCCGTTGGAACAGTTGGTTCTGTTTCAGTAGATGTTGACGGAGAGGCGAATGTCTCTGTAGATGGTCAAGCCGCCACAGCTAGTGTTGGTTCAGTAACGGTACACCATAATGCAGTAGCTACGCTTTCTGGTGTGGCGGGTACAAGTGCCATAGGCACCGTCACTACTGTAGCGAAAGCTAATGTCAGTCCTTCCGGCGTTATAGCCACAGGTTCTGTTGGATCGCCGACAGTAACCGGAAAAGCAAATGTTTCACCCACCGGTGTGGCGGGTACAAGTGCTCTAGGTTCTGTTAGTATTGCTTTAGGCATGACAGTTTCGATCACAGGACAAGAGGGCACAAGTGCTTTAGGTTCTGTGAGCACGGTTTCTAAAGCAACTGTTACTTTAAGTGGGCTAGCAGGAACCACAGGCACACCCACAGTTTTAGTTTGGGGTTTAGTTGATGATAGCCAAGACCCAAGCTGGTCTGCGATAGATGATAGTCAAACTCCCAGCTGGACCGCAGTAAGTGACAGTCAAGATCCTGGTTGGGAAGATGTCGCTTAACTATATAAATAAAAAGTATTATAATCTTAACAAGAATAGAGGATTAAAGTATGGCTAGTACATATGTTAATGATTTACGTCTCAATGAGATGGCTACAGGTGACGCTAGTGGTACGTGGGGCACAGTAACTAACACCAACCTTGAATTAATTGCAGAGGCTTTTAGTTTCGGTACAGAGGCAATAACGACTAATGCCGATACTCATACCACCACAATAGCCGACGGCTCTACTGATCCCGGTCGATCATTATTCCTCAAATATACAGGCACATTA